TCTACACGTTTCCCGAGTTGGTGGGGCAGGTTTTGAACCCTGGCGACTTCATCAGTACAATCGCTGGAACCGCTACCGCCATCAACATGCGGGTTTCTGGCCGCGAGGTGACCTGATGCAAGTGACTTACGGTGAAGGGTTCGCTGTTGCAAAACCGCAAACGCTTGCGGAGCGTGTTGCAGCGTTGCAAGACGAAATCTCCAAGCACCCTCAATACGAGCCGCCAACGGAACATGTGTTTCATGGCGGCATGTACTGCCGTCAAGTGTGGCGTCCCGCTGGATGCCTGATCGTGGGTAAAGTCCACAAAAAAGAACACTTTTACATGATCGTGTCGGGTACTGTCAAAGTGACCACGGATGACGGTGTTCAGACCATTACCGGCCCAATGCTGCTGTGCAGCAACCCCGGAACCAAACGCGCCGTGTATGCAGAAACAGACGCGCTGTGCATGACTTTTCACAGAGTTGAGTCAAACACGGTTGAAGAAGTAGAATCAGAGTTAGTGGAAGACGATCCAAATTCGATGTTTACCATTGGCAATAAAGTCAAAAACCAGCAGATTGAGGTGAAACCATGAGTTTTGTAACAGCAGCCCTTATTGGCGGCGGTGCCGCAATCCTTGGTGGCGCTATTGCTGGGCAGGGTGCCAAAAAAGCAGCGTCCACGCAAGCAGCAGCAGCAGACCGCGCTGCTGAAATCCAAAAAGAAATGTTTGAGCGCAACATTGAGTTGCAAGCACCATTTCGTGAGGCTGGCGTTAACGCACTGAGCAAACTGGTTCCGTTGACCGAGTACCAAAACTTTGGCATGGCCCAGTTTCAACAAGACCCCGGCTATGCTTTCCGCATGTCTGAAGGTATGAAAGGACTAGAACGGTCCGCTGCTGCCCGTGGCGGCTTGTTGTCAGGCGCTGCCATGAAGGGTATCCAGCGATTTGGTCAAGACTTGGCGTCACAGGAATACCAGAACGCATTTAACCGTTACGGAATTGAACGCGACCGTAGGTTAAACCCGTTGCAATCGTTGGCTGGTGTTGGGCAAACGTCAACTAACCAGTTGGCCTCTGCGGGGCAAAACTATGCGACAGGTGCAGGACAAGCAATCGGTGCTGCTGGTCAAGCTCGCGCATCAGGTTACGTAGGGCAATCCAATGCATTGACTGGCGCTCTTGGCGGTGCAAGCAACATGTACATGCAAGGCCAAATGCTTAACCGAATGTTTCCATCGTCTAGCGGCGGCGGTAGTAGTACCAATTTTATGCCCACAATGGCTCCTTCTTGGGGCGGCGGAGGCGGCGGCGATTGGTCACAAGGCGGAACTTGGGCACCCTAAGGATTAAATATGTCACTCGTGAACCCTAACATTGCACTATCGACGCGGGGTGTTGAACTACAAGACCCGCTGGCCCAGTACGGTCGTGTCATGGCGATCCAGCAGGCGGGGAACCAAAACGCCCTTGCTCAGTACCAACTTGGCGCAGCACAGCGTGGAGAGGCTCGTGACATTGCCCGAACAAACGCGCTTGCTGGAGCCGGGACTGATGAAACAGCCGTTGCCAATGCGCTGCTGAAATCGGGCGACATTCCTGCGTACTCTGCTTTTGTCAAAGCAGTAGAAGATCGCAAAACTCAAAGACTTACTCAGCAAAAAACTCAAGGTGAGATTTCTGCGCAGCCGTTGGCGATGCAAAAAGCAGAAAACGAATTGTTTGACACTTCGATGAAGCAAATTCGCAATGCTTGGGGAAGTGTTCGCACACCTGAAGATGCAATTGCAATTCACGATGCTACACACAGAGATCCGGTCATCAACAAGCGACTGCAAGCATTTGGTATCACTGAGCAAAGGGGTCGTCAACAGATTCTAGACGCTGCGCAAGACCCTGCTAGTTTTGCCGAGTTTGTAAAACTAGCACAAGTGGGTGCTGAGAGGTTCATGGAGATGAACAAGCCTGTTACCAGTGCCCAAGACACTGGTGCAGGTGGCAGATTGATTTCTCGTCCGGGCTTGGGTGGCGCAGCAACTGTTGTGCCCGGTAGTGAGTTCACCAAACAGATGGCTCCCGGCGAGCAAGAGCGCATTGACATCGGTCGCGGTCAGCTTCGTACATCACAAGGTCAACTCAATTTGGCGCAGCAGAAGTTTGCGTTTGAAAAGGCCAATCCCGGTTTTGAATTGCAACAAACTGAAGATGGTTCATTTGTCGGCATCAACAAACGCACATTGCAGGCAATTCCTGTCACGATGGGTGGTGCTACCCCAACAGCACCTGCGGCTGCTCCAACAGCACCGGGTGCGGGTATGCCCGGTCCACGGATGCCAGCACCCGTAACGCAAGTTATTCCCGGTATGACCAGTGTGCTGGATCAACCCGCTGCCGCTGCCGCTGTTGCTCCCGGTTCTCCTGTAAAGGGTGCACCCAAGAACAAAGACATTTCCGTGTCTGAGCAACAAGCCTCGTACAACATTGCGCGTGTGCTCAACGCTGCCGACGAGATTGGCAAGATCACAAAGAAAGACCCGAAGGCTTTGGCTCCCGGTGGAATGGAAGCAGCACTTAAATCGACTGGGCTTGAGGGTGCTGCAAACCTAGCGCGAAGCACAAATCGTCAGATTGTTAACGGCGCTCAACGTGATGCTTTGGATGCGCTGTTGTACTTGGCAACCGGTGCTGCGTACAACAAGGAGCAGTTGCAGGGCGCATTTGAGGCGTACATCCCATCGTACACTGACGACACGGGCACCCGTGAAGCCAAGCAAGCCCGCATGACCAGTTTGATTCAAGACGCAAAAATTCGCGCAGGTAAAGCGTGGACGCCTAAAATGGATGCGGCGATGACTTCTCTCACTGGCTCAACTAAGCCTGCTGCTGCGGCTAACATTCCGGCACCCAAGGGTGTTGATTCTTCGCTTTGGAACGTGATGACACCCGAGGAGCGGAAACTATGGCAGCCGAAATGACCCTTGAGCAACAGCGAGCATTGGCGATGGCAAGCGCACGATTGCGTTTGCAGCAATCGAGTGGTGGTGGACTTGCTAGTCAAATCCCCGGCTCTGATGTTCAAGCACCTGCGTCCACCGCTGCACCAGAACGCCCCGAGTCGGGCTTCTTTGGTAAATTGATGGCCCCGCTGGAAACGGCTGTCACACTGGGAACCAGCGCAATCACAGCCCCTATTGTAGAGGGTGCAAAGATATACGGGGCGTTGACCAGCGGCCAATTTGGTACACAGCAAGGCATCAAAGCTGGTGAGCAAACTGGTCGCAGAGTGCAGCAGTTCTTTCAACCGCAGGTCAGCCCTGAGTCTGAGCGACAGACTGCCGCTATTTCAAATGCTCTTGCTCGTACTGGTTTGCAAGGTGTGCCGCTGAACATGATGGGCAACATGGCAACGCTTGCCGGACCCGCTGTGCAGCAAGTTGCACCCGTTATCAAAGCACCAATTGAGGCGCGTAGACAACGTGCTCAAGAAGCGCGTGTTGCTGAAAGCTACAAAGCTGCACCTCAAATTGAAGCTGCGCAAGCTGGGCAACGCCTTGGTGTTGCTTTGAATCCTGCTGAGTCCAATCCGACTGTTGCCAATAAGCTGAAATCTGTAATAGGTGGAACAGCCGACATCGACACTCGATTGTCTAAGTTCAACTTGGAAAAAATTACAGAACAAGTGCGAAATGACTTGGGTGTTGCAGTCACTGACAGATTGGATGACGCCGCAATCAATCGCGCTCTTGACCAAGCTAGTGCGCCATACGATCCAATCCGTGCAATGCCTGTACTGCAAGCCAGTGATGATGTTGTATCGTCAATTTTGGCACTTGATAAGCCTGCGACATTAGGTGGAAAAGCACAAGCCTCTGCTGCTCGTGCGTTGATTGACGATGTTGTAACAGAACTTCAAACGGGTCGCAGTGGTGCTCAAGTTCTTGACGACATTCGTCAATTGCGCCGAACTGCTCAAAGTGTGTACAAGGCCCGCGACAAGGGTAACAACCCGCCGCCAGCGGAAGTGGCGCGGGCAGATGCACAAATGGGTATTGCAAGTGCGCTTGAAAAAATGATTGACGAAAATGCGCCTGACCCGCAAACATTGGCAAATTTTCGCCAAGCGCGTCAACGCATGGCTCAAATCTACGATCACGAGCGGGCAATTAACTACGCAACCGAAACCATAGACCCTGCCGTGTATGCCAAACTACTAAATGAACGCAAAGGTAACATGACTGGGGTTGGCGCTGACATTGGCAAAGTAGCTGCAAACTTCCCCAAAGTCGTAAGCACCAGCGCGATTACCGATCTCAACCCTCGACTGACGCGATCCGGTGTTGGCGGTACTCTGGGTTTTATTGTAGGTGGTGTTCCCGGTGCAGCATTGGGTACGGTAGCTGGTTACACGGCCAGTGCAGCGCAGACCAAGCGAATGATGTCGCCAGCGTATCAGCGTCGAAATGCAATGCCTGCTGACTATCGACCAACTCCTAATACATTGGCTAATGAACCAGTCAACCAAAACGCCCTTGCACGTTAATACAAATTAGTTAAAATACGGAACCTTTCATCATGGATGCAGTTATGGCCAATGAGATTGACCCAGTGAAGTATGGAGTGCTTTGGGAGCGTGTGCAGAACTACGAGCGCCGGTTTGACGAGATGTCCAGCAAGATGGACAAAATGGAGTCCAACGTTGAGAAGCTGGTGGCGCTTGCCAACCAGGGGCGTGGCGGGTTCTGGGCTGGAATGGCTTTTGTTTCTATCATTTCCAGCGGGGTAGGGTTTGCCCTAAGTTGGATCAAGGGGCACTAAGTTATGGTTGACCTTACCAAAGCCATCGGAGCAGTTGCCGCAAGCGTTGCCGCGCTAGGCGGCAGCTACACGCTGGCCGACAAGTTTGGTTGGCTTGACAGGGCCATCATTGAGTGGTCGCCTGAGAACTTCAAGATCACCGCCGAGGCCGGGAAGCCGATCGCCGTCACTGTTGCGCGGATTAAAAAGCGCGACGACTGTTCTGTTGAGAGCTTCACGCCAAGCATTCGAGATGCTGCGGGGATGGTCCATGCAGCGACTACTACGGCTAGCAAGTTTAGCGGCCCAGCAGGCCCAGAAATTGACACCTTCACGTACCAGCTTACGATGGTGCAAAAAGAAAAGATCGCTGATGGCAGGGCCACTTTGCTGGCGACGATTAAATACAAATGCCCAGAGGGCGAGCGAGTGGTTCAGTACCCGCGCCACCCTAATTTGAGTTTTGACCTAAAGGGGTAAGCATGGACTGGCTCAAACAAATCGCACCGACCATCGCTACTGCAATGGGTGGCCCACTGGCGGGTATGGCTGTGTCGGCCATCTCCAAGGCCATTGGGGTTGACCCTGACAAGGTGGGAGACATGATCTCCAACAACAAGTTGTCAGCCGAGCAGATCGCACAGGTCAAGATTGCAGAGATTGAGTTGCAAAAGCAAGCGCAGGAACTGGGCCTGAACTTTGAAAAGCTGGAAGTTGAGGACCGCAAGTCAGCACGGGACATGCAGGCCACCACTCGCAGCCTGATGCCACCCATCTTGGCTGGCTCGGTCACCATCGGCTTCTTTGGCATCATGGTGATGATGTTCTTCAACCAAATTGACAGCAGCAACCCCGCCATCTTGATGATGTTGGGCAGCTTGGGTACTGCGTGGACGGGCATCATTGCCTATTACTTCGGCTCGTCTGCTGGCTCCCAGGCCAAGACTGACATTCTCTCAAGAACAGCAAAATGAACCTGACACCCAACTTCACCCTTGACGAGTTGACGGCATCCGAGTCAGCCGAGCGTAACGGCTGGGACAACAGCCCCAACGATGCAGAACTTGAGAACCTCAAGCGACTGGCTGACTTTCTGGAGCAGGTCAAAGTGGTGCTGAACGGCAAGCCGGTCATGATCAATTCAGCCTTCCGGTCCAAGAAGGTCAACGACTCGGTGGGCAGCAAGGACACCAGCCAGCACCGCATCGGGTGCGCTGCTGACATCCGTGTGCCCGGTATGACCCCAGACGAAGTGGTGCGCAAGGTCATCGCCAGTGGTATCAGCTACGATCAGGTCATCCGCGAGTTCGAC